CCTGCAAAACTAAAAACAAAGTCAAAGTTTGCTCAAATGTTGGTTAGGTGATATTTTTGTTTAATAGAGTTTGAATCAGGTCTAACAGGTCTGCTAGAATTCAGCCAATAAAAAACCCAGCATGAAAGCTGGGTATTTCAAAAAACAAACCGTGATTATCTAAGCCTCATCGCCAAATGTACTTAGATAACCCGTATAGGTTACAAGATGGATTATAAGCATAGTAATACCGATTTACAACAAACTAACCCAGAAACACGCCCAAAAGCTCCTCGCGAAGTAGGAGGGGCACCCGCTTTGCGGGGAGGTGTCCTGCCTCGCGCGGAGCGCCTTGGAAAGAATACGCGATCTGCGGTCAAAAATGACTCCTTAACTCGCTCTGACCTTTATAAATTAAGGGCTACCAGTCAAAAACACCTTCATGTAAAACATCGCGTTCAATCGTGTCAAAAAGTACCCTCTTACGGTGTTCAGCAAGGTACTGACAAGATAAGAATTTCCAAAAATGAGAATGGCCGTGCATTTTGGTCCGGTCTTGGTGCTTGTGGTGATTTAAGAGCTTGTCCTGTTTGTCGTGACAAAGTTGGTCGCGTTCGCTCTCAAGAAGTTTTACAAATTTTGTCTGGTCATGCTCAAAGTGGTGGTGCTGCATTACTTGTCACGCAAACCTGCCGCCATTATAAGAGTGATTCCTTAGATTTGATGGTATCTCAGTTGGCCGATGCTCGTAGACGCTTCTCCAGTTGGACAGCTGTCAAAGAAATTCGTAAATTACTCGGTTACTCAAATATAGTTAGCTCGCCTGATGTTACGTACTCCGACAAAAATGGTTGGCATCCTCACTATCACGACATTTGGTTAATTTCTCAAACAAGTTTACAAGCTGGCTATTTAAAAACTTTAGAGAAATCAGATGTTAAGCTTTCAAAAAAATTCCTGGAATGCTTCGACTCTGCCGGCACACTACAGATTGATAAAGTGCGTATTTTGCTTGCTAAACAATGGATTAAAGCGTGTGAAAAATCAGGTCTTAAAGCTCCAACCGTTAAACGTGGTTTTGATATTCAATATCGTGATTCTGACGGTGCTGAAGCTGCTGGTCGTTATATTTCCAAATGGGCTTATGAAACAACGCTTTCACATAAAAAGCAATCTAGTAAAGACTCTATAACGCCTTTTGATATTTTGTATTCCCTAACTCATGATGAATACGAATATAAACGTTCTGAAAAATATAAACGTCTATGGCAAGAATACAACAAAGCTTATTCTGGCCGTTCTATCATTTATTTTGGTCGAGGACTTAAAAATTTACATTGCATTGAAGAATTTTCCGAGTCTGAGATTTTAGATGCTCCAGAACAAGAGCACGTTACAGAGGTTAGTTCTGGTGAAGCCTATGCGCTTGAGTATTATTGCTTGAAAGGTGTTGTCTTAGATTTAGCTGAGAAATATCCACCCGATCTTGTACGAAAATTCATTGAATCAACTTACATTCGATGGCAAAACGACGAACGAGGTTATCGTAAATATCGGCGCAATTTGGAACAAGCTATTCAATTGTCTACTGAACAAGCTATTGAAAGACTTAAATATAATTTCGCTTAGTTAGACTGGATATTTAGAAATAAGAGTCGATAATAAAACCGACTCTTAGGGAGTTACCTTTGCGGGTTGTTCATTGGTAGTGGATACCCGCAAGGGTTTTCTAGATGGTTTAACAAGTAATCAAAACTTACTCCTTTATCCTTGGCTAGTTTCCTTAGGCCATTCATCATTTCCGTTCTTACTTTCCCAGTCACTTAATAGTCTCCTTATTATTTCTGGTATTGGTACTGTTTCACCTTCTTTAAATGTCGCTAACTGCGACAATTCTTTAATACGGTTGTAGTCAGCTATATAGCAATTCGCTTTTACGCTTTTAACTTCTTTGTTCATTTATTGACACCTTTTAAAATCGGGTCTATCATCCCTGACATACCTAACAGACCCGCACGGTCTGTTAATACATACGTTAATTATGGAAAATTTTATGAATACTACAATAACTGCACTGCAACTCAAACACTCAACGCAAGGTTGGGCAAAGCTTATTGGTCTTGGTCAATCCGTTGATAAAACAGCTAAGTTAGATGATTCAACCATGAAAACTGTTGGTATTGATACACTTGAATATCAAGTTTCATCGAATGCCCTTTCAACCTTAGAGGGTCTTTTGCGCGGTGCAACTTCTCCAGTTGAAATAGATGTTGTTGTTTCAATGGTTCAAAAGAAAGGTGTCGCAGCGTTACAAATCGAATCAGCTGAGCCTTTATAAAAATGCAGTGCGTTTATTTGAATCAAAACGGCACGTTAACAGCTACAACCGATACAGCTGAAACTTGCGAAGCCTTTGCGCTTGTCTCTGCTAATGAAGTACAGGCTTTTAATGCTGCTACTCAAATAAACGCTTTCGATATCGCTGAGGCTTTTGCTTGGGGCTTTGGCACTGTGATATTTTTCGCTTATCTGAGTTATTCAGTCAAAGCGGCTCGCCAAGTAATCAATAAAATTTAATTTAACTTTATAAGGAAAAAATCATGTCTGATATTTTTGCTGCTGTATCTTTAGGTGATGTTGCTTCGTTCGTTACTGCTACCGGTGTAATTATCGTTGGTATTGGTATGGCGTATAAGGGTATTACACTCGCCAAACGCGCTGTCAACAAAGCTTAATTATTATGGGCGGCTTAATTGTCGCCCTTATTTACACAATCATTGTGTTTATAGGGGCTTTGACTGGCTACATTTGTGCAAGGAATTTTGGGTGGGCTTAATGAGATATTTTTTGTTAATAATGGCGCTTTTCAGCGCTTTTTTTTGTTCTGCTGAATACGCAGTTGTTGCATTAGGTTTAAAAGACAGCGATTTGGTCAAAGGCACTCAAAAAGCTTCTCAAATTTTTGAATGTAATGTCGAACTCGGTAGTTCTTCTGTTGGTTACTATCTAGATGTTTCGGTCGAACAGTGTAGTGATCATATTGCACGACATTTAGCTGATCACACAAGAAAGATTCAATCTCCATACTCTGAATTTGTTAAAAATCTGACAGAGCCTGAATGCTCAGTATACCGCGACTTTGGTGATTTTAAAGAATTGACTTGTACAATGTATAAACGCTATAGAGACCCCGGTTTTATAACTCCTGATAAAGAATTTATTACAAATTTTGTTAGATATAATGGTTCAGTGAGAAACCCATTACCCGTTGAAACTTTTGTTTGTGAAGATCCTCAATTTCCCAATGGCCCAATTCATAAAGACAGCGAACCACCTAATTCACTTGCTACATGGTGCTATAACTCTGAAAATCAAAACAACAATTGCCCTAATCCCTCAGATGATGATTTATTAATATTTGGTACTGGTGAACAGACCACGGTCTGCTTTGATAACAACGATGGTACACAATGCAAAATTGAAACTGATGAAGATGGTACTTTTTATCAACCTATTCAATACGCATCATCTGAAAGTGTACCGTGCAATCAAAATAACAGTGAAGACCCAGACCCAGTAGACGACCCTGACCCAGTTGACGATGTTGACCCACCTACTAATGATAATGATGCTGATAATACAGACCAATCTAACGAACTAGACGCACTTAACCAAGTTAACGACAATCTAACCGTTATTAATGAATCTATAAACAATGCATCAATCAATAATTCTGAAAATTTAGCAGCCATAAAAGACAACATAGATAATACTAACTTTTATCTTGATGAAATGACCGATACAACTGGTCGCTTACTTGGTTCTGCTCAAGACCAAAACGGCCTCCTTTCACAAATTAACGAAGGTATAAACACATTAGTTCAAAATTCTAATTCTGATGGAGACGCTGACGGAACAGAACCAACACCCTGCGAAGGATCGAACTGTTTAGACTTATCTAAGATTGAAGAAAATACAAAAGGTACTTGGGATGCATTGGTGGAAGAACCTGACCAAGAATTTCAAGATTTTGTACCTAATGATTCAATGAAAAGCTTATGGGAATCTGAATATGAAGATGGTCTACAGGGTATTTGGGATGAAAAAAGCGCTCAGTTTCAAGATACATCCATGTTCACATGGCTTGACCAATTTGTGATAAATGGCTCAGGTACTCCACCTAACTTTTGTATTGATTTTTCAGTAATGGGTTTTGGTCAATCTTGTTTTAATTTAGATCCTCGTGTTTATGGTTTTCTATCAATTTTCTTTCTCTGCTGCGCTGCACTAACAGCACGTAAATTAATTTTTGGAGGTTAATATGATTCCTTTATTTTTTGCGTTTCACATGGAGATAGCAGAACTCAGTTACATATTGCTATTAACATTACGTGACATGTTAAAAGACCTTTTTTTGTTTATTTTTGAGTCTATTTTGGATTTGATAATTTTCATTATTGATTCGATTGGCTATTTATTCGAAGGTTTAAACATAGCTCAATACTTCTCAGCATTACCGCCAGAGGTCGTGCAATTTGCGAATTACTGTTCTCTTGGTGAATGCCTAGGCATCATCATTACAGCAATAACTATTCGTATATTACTTCAGTTAATCCCATTCACTCGATTAGGTAGCTAATTATGATACACGGAATAAGCGGCAAAACGGGAGGGGGTAAAAGCTATGAAGCTGTTGCCCGTCATATAATCCCCGTAATTACAGAACAAAAAAGAAAAGTCGTCACAAATCTACCTCTAAATATCGAACACTTTTGTTCAGTTTATGGCGATTATTGCAAAGATTTGATTGAAGTCGTTGACGGCCAGTTCCATAACTACGCAGGTCAACGCCCATTTTCTAAAGCTGAACATTATTTACAATATCAAGATTGGCAAAATGAACATGGTCAACGTGTTTACTTTTTCATAGACGAATGTCATTTAGCATTGCCGCAAGGCTCTACTGAGAAAGAAGTAAAAGAATTCTATTCAATGCACAGGCATTATGGTTTCGACATAATGCTAATAACTCAAAACTTTAGAAAAGTTGATAGAGATATACGCGACCTTGTAGGTAATCACTATCGAGCCATTAAGAAATCGATGATGGGGCAAGATGATAAATACATTTTGAAAGTTCATGACGGTGCATCAAATACCAATCAATCAGTAGTAGCAACTCACGAACGTGAGTATGAATCCAAATATTTTAAGTTTTACCAGTCACACACTAAAAGCGATTCCTCAATTAAAGAAGCATCACCCAATGACATTCAAAAATGGTATGACAATTGGTTTTTTAAAGGCTCAATTGTCTTATTTGTTGTTGCTTTCTTAATTCTTTTAACTCAGTTACCAGACAAAGAAAAACCCAAACCAAAACCCAAACCCGTTCAACATAATTCGCCCGTTCAACTTGTTGCCCCTGGTCAACAACAAAAACCTGTTTCAGCTATTGTTACTACCAACCAACAGCCGTTACATCAACCCCAAAGACCACAACAAAAAGATGAAGTTAAAAAACCTATCCACCCATATTATAAGGTTTCTCTACACATTAGCGGCTGGGCTCAATATAATGATAGAGGTATATTAAAAAAGAATTATCACATTTCAGCTAGCCAGAACGGACAACGGATATTTCAGATGAATTTATTTGATTTGGCCATGGCTGGTTACAAAACAATTGTGCGTTCTCAGTGCCTCATAGAAATACAATTTGAGGACTATCACGACTATCTCACATGCGATTCACCCAAAATCGAAATCATGCCAGAACAAAACATTCCTGCATCAGATATTGTTGCTAAGAATTTTTAGTACGTAATAAATATTACGTACTTTTCACTTAGTACGTAATATTTGAGTTAGGCCGCTTGTCGGCCTGCCGTCCGAACTTAGATTTATATTTGAAGAAGTGAATTTTATAAGGACGGTTAACCAGCGAAGCGAAACCCCTTTTTATTGTCCACAGAACCGCGCAGCAATGCGCCC